GCGGCGTCGTCGCCGAAGCGCACGATCGCGCCGCCGTCCTCGGTGTCTTCGACCTCGTCGTCGTCAACGTCGGGCAGATCCACGTACTCGCCTTCGGGCATCTCGTCTTCGTCCATTGTATCGTCCTTCACTGGCTATACGGGTTTCTGTACACTTTTGGTGCAGGCCTGTCACCCTCGATGCGCTTCGGCGGCTTGGTTAGGCGCAGGAGGCCCTTGTCCATGAGGACGCGGATCGCCTGCGTGGTCTGGTCGACGTGGTCGTCGTGCTTGATGCTGCGCTCGCCGGTGAAGCTGCACAGCTGATGGATCACCGGCTCGCACCACGATCGCGGCTTGCCCGGCTTCTTGTCGCTCTCGGGCATCCAGACGCGGCGCTGCGCGAAGATCGGCGACGCAATGTGCAGTCGCGACAGCTTGTCGGCGCGTCCGGGGTTGTAGGCGAAGGCCTGAATGCCCTCGCGATCGAGCATCTGGCGCAGGCTGATGCCGCTGCCCTTGTCCTCGATCAGCAACAGGTCAGGCTTGCGTCCCGACGACATCGGCTTGCCGCTGCCGAACATGGGCCGGATCATGGCCACGTCCTCGTCGTCGCCGTAGCGCACCTCGAGCTCTTTCTTTACGCGCTTCATCAGGTCGGGCAGGCCGAGATGGTCTTCCCAACAGTCGAGCAGGATGATGTGGCTCATCTCCTTGTACTGGAACAGGCCCCACACGCCGCATGCCGTCGGGTCTGGGTCGCCCTTACGGTCGAGGCTCTTCTCGGTGTACGCCGTGTCGAGCGACATGATGATGAAGTCCAGCTGCGGCAGCGGCTTCTCGGCCGGCCACAGGTTGATCCAGCTGCGCTGCACGATGCCGCTCTCTTCAGGATCGATCAGCTCGCCGTACAGCTCCTGCCTGCCGAGCGTCGTGCCCTCGTACTGCGCGAGGTTGTCGAAGAAGGTCGTCGGCAGGTTCGCCCTGTTGTCGTACGTCGAGCCGCGCACGATGAGGCGGTTGGCCTTCGGCGCGGTCAGCGTGCGGATGAGCTCCTTCGGCTTGGGCGTCGTGGTCCACAGCACCTGCGGCCGGTCGCCCAGACGCATGCCCATCATCATCATGTCCCACGTGTCTTCGTCGTACTGCCACGCGGCCAGCTCGTCGCACCATGCGCGCGTGTGCTGCGGCCCGCGCAGACGCTCGGGCTTCTCGGCCGTGAAGCCGCGTATCGTGCAGATGTTGCCTGCCGCGTTGTACATCTTCACAACGAGATCCGACTTGTTGTAATCTGCAAGTAGCGCGTTGGGCAGCACGTTGAGGATGCCCGCAGGCCCCTCGAAGCAGGTGAACTTAACGTCCTGATACGTCGGCGCTATGACGCAGCTGTCGAAGCCGCTCTCGTCCTCGAACACTGCACGCGTCAACCATTCAGCCCCCACGCGGGTTTTGCCAAAGCCTCTGCCTGCGAGTACGCCCAGCTCGGTCCAGTCCGTGCGCGGCACGAATTGGTTGGCGCGTGCGGTCTTGCGCCAGCGTTGCTGCCACTCGAGGTGCACGCGCTGCATCGGCGTCAGGTCGTCGAGCGACACGCGCTTCAGTAGGTCGCCGATGTCGTGCTCGGGGGGCATCAGGCTTTGGCGTCGATCTCGTCAGCGCCCGGCTGCTCGGCCACAAAGCTCGACAGTAGTTTCGTCAGGCTGATGTTATCGGCGTTTGCGTCGATCTTGAGGGTCTCGCCTTCCTTGTTGCCGATGCTGACGTCTTGCTTCGTGCCGTAGCGCTTCGGGCTCCAACATGCGAGCAGCTTAAGACGCGTGTCGATGCGCATCTTTGCAAGTTGCACGTGGTCGCTGATGGCCCTTGTGTTGTCTGCGATGTCGAGGATGTCTTCGGCCAGCGCCTCGAAGCCCAAATCTCGCGCGCACGCGACCTGTGCGGCGAACTCTTCGTCTGCGCGCATCCAGTCATACACCGTACGCCACGCTGGCATGTCATCCTGCCTGCACAACACACGCAGCGCGACGCCGTTCGACAGGCCGTCGATGATGCGCTCCTCGACCTCGGGTGTTCTCTTCGTTTGGCGCTTGGCCATGATCTGCATGCTCCGCTCTAGTTGGCAGGACTACCAGTTAAGATCCCAACATACGCACCGCGAACCACACTGGCAAGGGGTGCTTGCATTTTTACATCACGAGGGGGGCCAACTTTATACACCGCAACGCAACGCACAACGCGTGCAACATGCAACGCGAGAGGGCCTTAATCGGAGATTAAGAGGCCTCCTCGGCGTTGCAGGTGGCGTTGCAGCTGCAACACGAACTAAATGTTGCATCGTGTTGCGTCGCGTTGCACGTCCTGAGACACTAGCATTTCTGCGGTACTGGTAATAAATTACTCGTGTTGCACCGCGTTGCACTACCCTCCATCATGCAACACGAGTAAAAAAATGCACGTGTTGCAAATAAAATGCATTTTGAGGGTTTACATACCCTCAAACCTATTCTAGGAGAGTGCATCAGCAACGAAGAAACGGAGTAAAAATCATGACTTTCATCACTTTCAACAAGAGCAACTGGTCCGGCGAAGAAGCCACCATCAACATCCGCGACAACAAGTTCTCGTTCAATGGCTATGACTTTGAACTGCGCAACTTCAACACCGCCAAGGGCGACGACCCCAAGTACGATTTCCACACCGTCGACTTCTATTACGATGGCGAACTGTTCGGCACGGCCCACCGCTTCGAGTGCGACGACGAGTGGGAATACAACTGCGGCGACTTCTACCGCACCCACAAGCACCCCGCCATCCTCTGCGCCATCGTCGCAGCCAACCGCATCTAACACAACACGGGGGACTTCGGTCCCCCACCCCATCAGCAACAGGAGCATATCATGACCAACTACACCACACGCATCCGCACCGTGCCCTGCCACAAGGGCAAGAAGGGCTATCAGGCACTGATCGAGTTCCGCCACGGCGGCGAGCTCTACAGCTTCGAGGGCAGCCTCTACGAGCGCCGCTGGGCCGCAGACAACGACGCGCAGCGCATGGCCGACCGCATCGACGCCTACGTCGAGATCGTCGAGGCTCAGTAACACCACAGGGGAGCTTCGGCTCCCCACCACATCAGCAAGGAGCACACACCATGACCATCGTCAAAGAAACTTTCACCCACACCTTCGGCCACGGCGGCAGCGTCGTTGTGCCTGCCGGTGCCCGCACGACCAGCGCCAGTGCGCACGGCGGCTTCCGCTGGGTCGACCCCACTGTCTTCTACCCGAACACCATCGAGCGTCACGACGCCGAGTACTACGGCATCCGCGTCTACCCCGACAACCTGACGGAAGGGGACGTGGCATGACCGCACTGCACGTCGCATCGACCATCTTCTTCTTGGGCGTCCTGCCCACCATCATCACCGTCGCAATCATCAAGACATTCAAGGGAGAGTAATATCATGAGCACACGTTCATTCATCATCGTCGCCAACCCCAAGGGCGACTTCACAGGCAGCTACTGCCACTGGGACGGATACCCGTCGCACAACGGCCGCATCCTGCTTGAGCACTACAGCTCCAAGGCCAAGGCACGCGAGCTGATCAACCTCGGCTGGCTGTCGTCACTGGGCGAGCGCGCCAAGCCGCTGGACCCTGCCAATCACAGCTACGACAACAAGGAGAAGGGCACGACCGTCGCCGCTGGGCGAGATCGCGGTGAGCCGTGGGAGGCGGTCAAGCCGTTGAAGGCCAACACGCTGCGCCTTTTGGCCCAGTACGCCAGCGACTGCTATTGCGAGTACGTCTACCTCTTCTGGAACGGGCACTGGTCGTACAACACGATCGGCAACGCACTGGAAGGCAAGGCGTGGGAGCCCCTGACACAGGAGAACACCGCAGACGAAAGGCAAGCAGCATGATACGCATACCAACTGACGACCGCATCCTGTCGATCCCGCTTGCACGCTGCGGCGAGTTCGACCTGACGCCACCGGAGATGCAGCGCACGCGCCGCCTTATCTACTCGCTCAACAAGAGCCACGTCCACGGCTGGCGCTGGCGCACCATGCGCGAGAACAACATGCTGCTCGTGTGGCGCATCAAGTAAGAGACAACACGCGATAACAAATAAGCTATTGCAATACGCATTTGCACAGTTTAAGGGTACCCCATCAGCAACAAGGAGCACACGACATGATACGACCAACACTCAACATCAACGGCACCGATGCCTTCGACCTTATCAACCCGCGCCGCAATGCGATGGCCCTGATCGACGAGGTCATCGAGGCGCTCAAGCAGGTCACGCCCAACGGCCGCGACTATCTGTGCCAGCGCGACCGGCTCACCGCCGACCGCAACACCCACTTCGACCGACTGGCTGCGCTGCGCGTGCTGCGCGAGGAGCTGCTTGAAGAGGCACTGCACGTCCAGCAACAGGAAAGGGTAGCAGCATGACTAAGACGCACTGCGTACACGGCCACGAGTACACGCCGGAGAACACCGCCGTTAACAACCGGGGGCAGATATTCTGCCGCATATGCTCACGCATTAAAGCACAACGGTACAAGGCCCAGAACCCTGATGTCGTGAAGGCCCACAGAAAGAAGTACGGGCCGATATGGCATGAGAAGAACAGGCCCAAGATGCGCGCGAAGTCGCGTTCCGCTGGCAGCACGTCTGCCGTGCACTATAACGACGGCGTGGAGGCCGAGCGCGCCGCGATCGTGGCTTGGCTGCGGTCGCAAGGCGGTCACCACGACGACATCTATGCGGAAGCCGCCGACGACATCGAAACCGGCGCGCACCACGGAAAGGCAACAGCATGAGCGACGATAAAACGGTAACGGTACGCACTGGGATGGACTTCTTTTGTGTCTGCTTCATCCTCTTCTGGAACTTTGGCGACAGCAAGTACGACCTGTACGACGCCATCATGTACTGGTTGCTATCATGACCGCCATCAGCGAAGAATTTTAACAGGAGAAGACCAATGAAATTATCTATAGTCGAGAAAAGCGTAATGCAGCATCTGGTGACGAAGGGCGCGGCCACACGGTTCGAGCTCACGGCCTCCACTGGCTTCAGCAAAACCGCAGTGCAAAACGCCGTCCGCACGCTGCTCGCGGGGAAGCGCGTCGTCCAGCACGAACTGAAGCGCGAGGATGGCTATAAGCACCGCCACCGCACGTTCATCGCCGCCACGGAGGCGGTAACACCATCGCCGAGGCCAGCGGTAGCACCATCGCCGAAACCGACCATCGAGACCGTGAACGTGTTCGAGCATCCCGAGATCTACAGTCGCCTGCATGCGCTGGAGACCGAGCTCAAAGCTTTGGCCGAAGCCACCGGAGATTTAGGGCAGCGCTTGGACAAACAGCGCGACAGTTTCATCGAGTATATCGAGGCAGCCAACGTGCTCCAGTCCAACGTAGGCAAACGCCTGCGCGCACTAGAGCGGACGCCGCCCGCAGTCGACCCGCTGTACGTCGAGATCGAGAAGGACATCACGGAGACGCTTGGCGGCAAGTACAGCCCAGAGCTACTGCGCGCCCTCATCGACAGCGCATACGCCGAACGTGCAAAATAGCTATTGCATGTACCCTCAAACTACTCTAGGGCGAGGGTATCAGCAACAAGGAGTACACGACATGATCAACTGGACCAACGACGAACGCACCGTGGCTATACTGGCGCAGGCCGTCGAGCACTGCCGCGCCACCGACGAGTTCTCACTCGAGCACGAGGCGCAGCTGGAGCTTATCCGCGACGAGTACCTCAACGACCTGTGGAACGACTTCCGCCGCGAGGACGTCGACGCGTTTGAAGAGTGGCACTGCCAGCCGACAGTTGAGGAAGCCTTTCTCAAGGAGATCGAAGCATGATTACCGAAGACAAACAGCACGAACTGCTCATGCGCGCGGCCGAGCTGCTCAAGGAGCAGGAGGCCCTGAAGGTGCAG